GATGTAGAGGATCTTTGTAAGATAGTTGGAGTGCCTTTATTGCCTTGGCAGAAGTTTGTTTTGACAGATATGTTGCGCGTGGACACTAAAGGCAAGTTCGTCAGGCGCACTTGCCTTGCCTTGGCAGCTCGTCAAAATGGCAAGACTCACATGGTGCGAATGTTGATACTTGCACACTTAATCAAGTGGGATAGCAAGAACATACTTATTATGTCATCAAATAGAAGCATGGCCTTAGACACCTTTAGACAGGTTTGTTATCTACTAGAAAATAACGACCATCTTAAAGGCTTTGTCAAACAGATTAGATATGCCAACGGTACTGAGTCGATTGAGATGCTAGATGGCACTCGCTTAGATGTTGTAGCTGCTACGAGAGATGGATCGCGTGGTCGAACAGCAGATTTTTTGTACATTGATGAGCTTCGAGAGATTACAGAAGAAGGATATCGAGCAGCAACGCCTACGACACGCGCTAGGCCTAATGCTCAGACATTATTGACATCTAACGCTGGAGATGCTTTTAGCACAGTGTTAAATGACATGAGAGAGCGAGCAATTTCTTATCCGCCTAAGTCTTTCGGATTTTATGAGTATTCTGCGCCACAGTATTGCAAGATAGAAGATCGTAAAGCGTGGGCTATGGCTAATCCAGCTCTGGGTTATACAATTACAGAAGAAGCAATTGAAGAAGCAATAGCGACATCTCCGATAGAAAATACTCGAACAGAAACGCTTTGCCAGTGGATTGACAGCCTTTCAAGTCCTTGGCCTCATGGCGTGTTGGAAGAAACATCGGATAGCACACTAGAAATGAGCGCTGGGGCTTATACTGTATTCGGTTTCGATGTCAGTCCTTCAAGGCGAAACGGATCATTAGTCGCAGGACAGCTTCTGCCAGATGGAAGGATTGGCATCGGGATCCTAGAGACTTACAGCTCTCAGGTTGCAATCGATGAGTTAAAAATGGCGGCATCAATTAAAGGCTGGGCGGATATATACAAACCACGCCTAGTCTGTTTCGATAAATACGCCACACAAACTATTGCAGATCGCTTAGGTCAAAGCGGAGTTATGGTTGAGGATGTATCAGGCCAGCAGTTCTACAAAGCCTGTGGCGATCTATTAGAAGGTTTAGTCAATCATCGAGTAGTTCATAATGGTCAGGCAGAGTTGATTCAACAGATGAATAACTGCGCAGCTAAGGTCAATGACTCAGCATGGCGAATCATCAAACGCAAGTCGGCTGGAGACATTTCTGCACCTATTGGATTGGCGATGGTTGTATCCAAGTTAATGTTGCCTGTACCTAAGCCTCAGATTTATACTTAGACACACCCTCGGCGTGTTGTCTATTTACTTGACAAATGGTACCCTTTATGTCTATGGGTAAATTATTGCAAGCATTTGGCCTAGAGTCTAAGCCACAATTACAAGCTCAGTCAGCACCTCAGGTACTTGGCGAGTATTCACCTTATGCTATGCCTTTCCAATTTGCTTATGTTGGAAGAACAGAAGCGATGTCAGTGCCAGCGTTAGCAAGATGCCGAAATTTACTTGCTGGCACTATTGGCGCAATTCCTTTAGAGCTTTACAAAAAATCTAGCAACGAAGAACTTGGCTCACCTGCATGGTTAGAGCAACCTTCATACTCACAGCCACGATCAGTAACTATTGCGTGGACTGTTGATTCACTTTTGTTTTATGGTCAAGCTTTTTGGAAAGTTGTAGAAATTTATGCAGAAGATGGGCGACCATCTCGTTTTGAGTGGATTGCTAATCATCGAGTAACTGCAACACTAGATTCAACTAACACTTTTGTTAGGTCTTATGCAGTTGATGGTACAACATTACCTATGGATGGATTGGGATCTCTAATCACATTCCAGTCATTATCAGACGGCATTCTCAACACAGGAGTTTCAACAATTCGCTCAGCCATCGATGTCCAAAAAGCGGCAACAATAGCGGCATCGACTCCAATGGCATCTGGTTACATTAAAAACACTGGTGCAGATTTAGATCCTAAAGAAGTTCAAGGATTATTAGCAGCATGGAAAAACGCTCGCAACAATCGCTCTACTGCTTATTTAACTTCTACTTTAGAATACAATGCAGTTTCATTCTCACCTAAAGACATGATGTACGGGGATGCAATTTTTAACCTTGCTACTGAATGTGCCAGATTATGTAATGTACCTGCTTACTATGTTTCAGCAGATCAAAATAACTCAATGACTTACGCAAATGTGCAAGATGAGCGCAAGCAATTCTTAACCCTATCTCTACAGCCATTCATTACAGCGATTGAAGATCGCCTATCAATGGATGACATAACTGCTAGAGGTAATGTTGTCAAGTTTGACATTGATAAAAACTTCTTGCGTACTGATCCCCTTCAAGAGTTAGCAGTAATTGAAAAACTACTAACCCTTAACCTTATTACTCCAGAACAAGCGATGGAAATGACAGACCTAACACCTAACGGAAACAATGGTATGGAATGAATCAAATAATCACATTCTCAGCTGATCTAACAGCAGACTCAGCCAACCGCACAGTATCAGGCAAAATTGTGCCTCTCAATGTAGAAGCAGGATCTACTAATATGGGCAAAGTAATCTTTGCTTCTGGATCTATTGCTATTGAAGATCCTAAAGCAATTAAATTGCTAAGTCAGCACGATAACAAAAAACCTTTAGGTCGCATGGTTTCTTTTAGCGAATCAGAAAACTCAATCGATGCAGTATTTTCTATCAGTCGCTCACAACGCGGCACAGAAGCTCTAATCCTTGCAGAAGAAGGCTTGCAATCAGGATTGAGTATTGGGGCAGAAGTCCTCAAATCAAAGATCAAGGATGGCGTTACTTATGTATCTGCTGCTCGCTTGGTCGAAGTAAGTTTAGTGACAGAGCCAGCATTTAAGTCGGCTCAAGTTACTGATATTGCAGCAGAAGAATCTGCTGTAGAAGAAACAATCCAACCAACAGAAAGCGAGACAGCCACCGTGGAAAATACCACTCCAGCAGTCGAAGCAACACCAGTTGAGGCTCCAGCGGTTGAAGCTGCTCGCCCTACTGTTTCAGCAGCATACTACACAAAGCCACGCATTGAAGTTACAGCAGCTAAGTATGCTGAGAACTCAATCCGTGCAGCACTAGGTGATGAGGATGCTCGTCAATACCTACGCGCAGCAGATGACACAACAGATAACGCAGGACTTGTTCCAACTCGTCAGTTGTCAGAAATTATCAACCCACTATCTACAACAATTCGCCCATCTATTGATGCAATCTCTCGTGGAGTGCTTCCAGATGCAGGTATGACATTTGAGATCCCAAAGATCACAGCAGCACCAACAGTTGCAATTGAGCCAGAAGGCGATGCATTTTCTGACACAGATCAGAACGCTGCTTTCCTATCTGTATCAGTACAGAAGTATGCAGGACAACAGACATTCTCTGTTGAATTGCTAGATCGTACATCTCCAGCTTTCTTTGATGAGCTAGTACGCAACATGGCAGCAGCTTACGCAAAGGCAACTAACGCAGCAGTGAACGCAGCACTTATCACAGGTGCTTCACTTGATGCAACAACAACAGTTACATACCCAACAGCAGCAGAACTTCTAGGCGTTGTTGCCCGCGGTTCAGCATCTGTTTATGCAGCAACAGCAGGACTTCCAAATCCATTTGCTCGCAACATGATCGTATCAACAGGACAATGGTCAAACATCATGTCACTTAACGATGCAGGTCGCCCAATCTACACAGCATCACAACCAATGAACGCTGGTGGTCAAGTAGCACCAACATCATTGACAGGTAATGTTGCAGGACTCAACCTCTATGTTGATCCAACAAACGGTGGCGATGGCGATGGAACAATTCTTATCGTTAACCCAGATGCATACACATGGTATGAGAGCCCTACTTATAGATTGAGAGCCGAGTCAACAGCAAATGGTTCTGTGACTATTGGTTACTACGGTTTTGGTGCGATTGCAACTAAAGTCGCAGCAGGAGCTTTTAAGAACAACAAGGCGTAAGCCACACTAAGTCGCTCTAGGGGTCAGTAGCCCTCTGACCCCTAGAGTCTTTAGAAAGGATTGCAAATGGCATTGACAACAATTTCAGAACTCCGCACAACGCTCGGAGTCGGTACTTTGTATACAGATGCAGTTTTGCAAGAAGTATGCGATGCATCCGATGCAGTCCTACTTCCTATGTTATGGGCTCCTAAATGGTTTGCAGTAGCACACAGTAATGTTGTAGGCACAGGAACTTTATACTTTGACATTCCAGTAAGAGACATTTTTTATGTCGGTCAAACTGTAACTATTGCCAACTCTGGCACTAAGTACAATGGCTCAAAGACAATCACAGCAGTAGATACTTACTCAATCTCAGTAACAACGACACACACAGTAGTTCAGCCAAAACATCCTATTGAGCCTTTCGGTACAGTAACAGGTGAGACTTACACTGACTGGACAACTGACACAGCAGTGCAGAACGCAGCTTTGATGGTATCTGTTGAAATCTGGCAAGCAAGAACCGCTACCCTTTCGGGTTCTAACGCCATTGATTTCCAGCCAAGCCCTTACCGAATGAGCGCTCAGCTTCTCGCTAAGGTGCGAGGATTAATAGCACACGCACTAGACCCTCGCTCGATGGTGGGATAATGCCAGTTGCAGTCACAACCCTTCGCACAACATTAGCCACAGCATTAGTCGATAATGCTAAATGGCAGACATTTGCCTTTCCACCTGCAACTGTCTTGGCTAACTCTGTCATCGTCTCTCCAGATGATCCTTATTTAACACCTAGCAATAACCAGCACATAACTATCAGTCCGATGGCTAACTTTAAGATTATTATTACAGTGCCATTGTTTGACAATGAGGGAAACCTAAACGGTATAGAAGATGCAGTTTGTGGCGTGTTTGCTAAGTTAGCCGCATCATCTTTAACCTATAATGTAAGCGCAATAAGCGCACCTAGTATTCTCAACGCTGCATCAGGCGATCTGCTCAGCTGCGAGATGTCCGTCAATATCCTTACGAGTTGGAGTTAATATGTCCGAGTGGGAAAAAGAAAACGAAGCCTTCCTGATCAAAATCGGGCAGGTAGCACCAGCAACACCTAAGCCAGTAACTACTAAGAAAGACGAGGAATAATCTCATGGCTGTATTTCTAAATAACAATGTGGGCGTGAAGATCAACTCTGTCGATCTATCTGACCACGCAACAGCAGTAACAATTAACCGAGTATTTGATGAACTAGAAGTAACTGCGATGGGTGACT